TTAGTATCAGCATAGTACCTTTTTAAAAGATCATCTTCTGATATGCCGTCAACGCCTTTTTGTAAAGCAACAAAATCAGACAAAGGCCTGTTTGTTTCTTTTCGATATTCAAGATATGCCTTTACATCTTCAGGAACATCTAAAGTGTCACTCTCTTTTTCATTATTTGAAAGAACTTCAGGAAGTTGCTCTAGAGTCACATTAAATCTGTCGCTCAAAAGCTTGTTGACCATTTCTTCTTTGGTCAATTCTTTTGGAGCTTCTTCTTGCTCTGTCGATTCTTCAACCTTTTCATTTTGCTCAGGCTGAACCTCTGTCTCAACTACCCCCTCTTCTTGTACATTACCTTCTTCAGCTTGAGTGTTTTCTGACTCAGATACACTTTCCTCGTTCTGAGGCGCTGGATTAGATAAATTTATCTTATAATCCGCTTCAGCAGATTGGTTGTTTAATTGTTCCATTTATATTGAATTTAATTTTACTACAAAAATAATACATTTACATACTCAAATCTCCGCCCATATTTCTCATCATCTCATTAAATCTTTCGTCTTGATCTTTACCTGCGAAATCTATAGCTGGTAAATCTTTCTTTCTTTGTTCAATCATCTTGCTTTGTTGAGTCGCCTGCAATTCAGTTCTCTTGTCTTTTCTATCTTCTTTTTCTAATTCACGATTAGAGAACGAAGCAACGTCCATTTGCTTTAATTGCATCTCATATTGATATTTTAAAGCCATCAGCTCTTTTTCAATCTCTGCGTTTTGCAATCTTTGCTGAGATTCTATCTGAGCTTTAAGTTGTAGCATTTGAGAATCCATCTGAGCTTTAAGTTGCTCTTCTTGAGATCTAGCCTGTGAAGCAGCTTGAGCAGACTGAATGTTAGATTGAGTTTGCATTTGAACAGACTCTGATTTTTCTATCTTATCTTGCTCTACCTTTCTCTGCTTCCTCATTTTCAGTAATGAATTTGCAAGTTTAGGATTTTTTACTTGACGAATGTCTATAGCATCCTCAAGACCTATTAACCCTGCAGCAAGAGACTGTTGTATGTTTTGTTCCAGAAGTTGTTTTTCTTCTTCATCTGGTTCTAAGTCTAGAAATATACCAAAATCATGAAGATGTAGTGATTTTATTTTTTCTATAACAGATAAATTACTTTTACCTATCATTGACGCAAAATCATCACTAAACTCAGCAAACTCTAAGATATCAGAAATTCTATACGAAAGAGCTTCACATAAACGCTTGCTTACGTTTATTCCAGACTCAAGGATATGTCTTGTAGCCGTATTACTATTCAGCGCAGCTAGTTTTTGCAAACCAACCAATGCATAAGAGTCTGGAGAGCTTCCATCCCTAGCTTCGTTTATTCCAGTAACAGCTCTTATCATGTTGAGTTGATAATTGTACATAGCTATTAAACTAGATAGCTTTGCATTAGAACCGCTCGAAGTCAGTTCTTGAATAGGAACTCTAGCATTGTTAAAATCACCATCTTCAGTATAACTTCTACCTACTACAGAACCAGTCTGAAAATACATAGACAAAGCTTCTGATGGATTGTATGAAGAACCGTTTCCTAGATCTACACTATTCAAACCATCAACATCAATAAAAACACCATCAGGAATCATTTTCTGAACAACCTGTTGTATTTTCAAATGAATAAGTTGTATCTGATCTGCGAAAGGAATCATTCTTTTAACTAAAGAATCTATAGACCCTCTTGTCATTTTTGGAGCATGAACAATATATGGCGATAAAGTGTTTTGAAAAGCAGATCCTGGACGAACCATGTTTTTCATTAAATCCCACTTTAATATAGTGTTAGTGCCCAGGACATAAACACCCTCATACCATACGTCTATTTTTCTATACGCTCTAGTAAATCTAGCTTGTTCTGATTTAGGCGGGTTAAAGTCAGAGCCTTTTTTTAAAGACTTTTCTCCTCCGTTCGATGTCTTTTTTACTTTATAAACAACATCTCTATCAGTCTTGTAACAGAAAAACAAAACTGTAACATTCTGCTTGTCCATACCGCTAGCAGAAGTAGCGTTATTTTGTAAACCTAAATAACCGTCATGCCTACCAGCTGTTTTGGCTATTTGTTCTATTTCCTCTGGAGATAGATAAGGATTTATCTTTTTTAATTCAGAAACATGAACTGACTTCACCTCTCCAAAGTAATAACAATCTTCAAAACAAGGATCGTCTGTAGGCGAATAAACTAAATTCAAAGGATCGACGTACTCTATCCTAACGCCATCGTGAATATCAAAATCATGACGTATAGCTGAAACACCTAAGACAACAGAATCTTCGTCGGTTCTTTTTTTGATCTCGTAAAAATCATTTAATTCTAGCAAAGATTTTATGGCTGTCTCTTCTGCAACTTCAATTCCCTGCTTATACTCTAAGTTCATAAACAAGTTAATTTCTTCCTCGTTTCTAGGTACAGAATCTTTTGGCATAGAAAAAGGGTTAACGCCAGTTTTAGCTTCTACCTCACTAAACATGTCCAAAACCAACATATCCTTCTTTAACACGGTCATAAACTCCGCTTTTTCCGAGGCTGACTTTGCGTCTATAGCCTCTGCTTTTACATCGAAAAGCCTATTAGATATTCCATTAGCTACAATATCTACAAACTTGCTTATAATTGGAACAGGAGTCCAATCCAGATTAAGATATGACAAGTCACCATTTACAGACAACTCGTTCTTATATTTTTCTATACTTTGTTCACCTCGAGCATATGCTCTTCTTCTAAGGTATTCAGATCTTGCTTCTCCAAAAAAATTTGTAGAATGATCACGAGAAAACCACTCATGCTCAATAGCTAACGCAACACGAAGACCATACTTCTGTTCATCCTTTTCCTCGTTTGAAGCAAACTGGTTGGGAAAACCTTTCCCATCATTGTATCCAGGTATGTTCATTATTTATGCTTGATAATTTCGCTTAACACTCCGCTGTTGTTATATCTAGCAAAGTTAAGATTTATTTCAGTACGTTTTTCTTGCTTTCTCTTTGCTGAGCCTTGGTTAGCCATTAATGCAAAACCAGAACTTACAGTGGCGTCAAATCTTGTTCTATTGTTTATGTCATAATTAGACCAATCAAGTAAAGTTCTAGTGAAATACATTCCACCGACATCTCCTATCCTTCCATCAGACTCACTGGTTATTACACCGACATTCTTCTCTATATAAGCTTCAATCGCTTCAGCATGAGCAGATATAACAGCTGTAGAAGAAGGAATACCTCCAAGTTCTCTTTCAGCCCTGGAGAGAGCGTTCCTGGCCTTGTCTGGTCTATTCATTGAAAACGCTCTATAACCTCTTTCTTTTAAATAGTATAAAAGTCTAGGCTTGTTGTTTTCGACTAGGATAGGCATTCCATAAAAATGCAAGGCCATCAAAACGTCTTCATAAAATATCTCTGCTGTTGGAGGTCTTGATATATATTCAAGAAAGAAAGAGTTGACAGGTGCATCTTCCATGTGAAATTTAGTCATTCCATGTAAAGAGCCCTTTGAGCCACCACCACCTACTGTACCTGATATATCATAACTATCACAGCCGAAGGAGCCCAAATGCGCATTTCCTGGAGATTTTTTTCCGTTAACCTCAAGTACATTGTTTGCTAACGAAGGCTCAGGTATCCAACTTATAAAAAACCTTCCTTTTAAATCAGGAGCCCATATTACAGTTGTATCTCTTCTACCGTCTTTCCAGATAAAATTACCTCTGGATATAGAGTTTTTTATGGCTCTAGAATCATTATAATCTATCTGCTGATATATCTTGGTTAAGTTAAAAATAGTGTTCTTAGACTCATCTCTAAAAGCATGAGACTCTGTTCTTGGAAACTGTCTATAAAATTCGTTAAGTGCGTCAGAATCAGACTTTAAACTTTCAACTTCATTCTCCCAATAATCAATAGCACCCTGACTAATTATATCGCCAAAAACGTCTGTTATTTTATCTTCAGGATTATGGAAAACAGGCTGTCCAAATTTATCAATAAACCCCTCCATGTTCCATTCCATGGGGATAAACAGGTTGTACATACCGCTTTTTGTCTGTCCATTTGAGTTGCGTTCTTTCGGGTTTGAATCATAAAAAAGTTTCTTGAAATTGTTCCCACCTTTTTCGAGCGCATTTGAAGTAGAACCCATCATGCATTTGCCGATTACTTTACTACCTAATCGTAAACAAGTTTTTGTAACCCTCCAGCTATTTAAAATGTTATCTGGCTTTTCCCACTTACCGCTTTCATCGTGAACCAAAAGCCTTAGTTTTTCTCCATCATAACTATTGTCTCCTGTATTCTTCCAATCTATAGTAGTATCCAATCCTTGAAGATCGCTTTGTATACTTGTGTTTGATATAGATTTTCTTGTAATCTTTGAAGCAGGAACACGATAAGCTAACTCAGATTTAGGCCTGTCCATACCATCTTGTATAGGTTTAAAAAAGAACGGATAGTTTACAGAAATAGGCACTACCTTGTCTGTAAACATCTTCTTTGCATCAGAACCTGTCTTGGATAGTATGCCGAAACGAGCATCACTTGTTATGGTTGCTTGATTCACAGTTTCAGAAGATGACATAAATGAAAAACCAGAACGTCTGTTTTTCAAATAACACATACCGTAACATCTGTTGTCCGCCTTACAAGCTTCCCAATAAATAAAGAAAAGTCTATTCGATTCTCTGTAGTCTGGCTTACCTACATCTATTTTAGTCCACTGTAAATACATGTAGTGACTTCCTGTTATGTATGTTGGGTTTCCATTGTTGTAAAACCAAAAACCAAACTCTCTTCGGTTGAATTCATCTTCAATAAAAGGAATCCATCTTTCCTTAAACTCACTAGACATCTCGTTCCAGGAGAATATAGTTGGTATTGATTTAAGTGCTTTTGGATATTCTATAGCCTCCCAAAACTGATCCTCTTTTTTAGCAGACCTCTTGTGTATTTTTGTTGGCTTAAAAGGAAGCCCTATGTTCAGTCCGTTTATCTGAATTATTTCGCCAACAGTTCCGTCCTTTGAAATGATAACAACATCATGGTCTTTGTTGTATCCATATTTAAAAGACTTGTTTTTGTTGCCAAGGTTTAATTTTTTTTTAGGAATTAAATCTTCAACAACATAAAACAACTGGCTATTTTGATCTTCTTTCAGCAAAACCTCCTGTCAGTTTCTCTTTTTCTTTCTTAGGATCGTCCAACATATTCTTTTCGTTTTCAATCCTATTGAGTATTTCAAAAGCATCAAAAATAGCCAACTTCTTTGTAGCAGCAGCATTCTTGAGCCTATCAGCAGCTAATTCGTCTTCTGGATCTGGCTTGATAATTTCTTCTTCCGCAACCTTGATCAGTTGCTCTACAGCCTTTCGTCCAGCTTCTATTATCTGTTCTTTTATTTTATTTGAATCACTCATTTAATAAAACACATATATCTCTTGTTCGCATACGATACATTTTCTGATCGTTTATAGTAAACTCGTATTCGCTGTTTTTGGTAAAATTAACCTTGTCTCCTACAGAAACACCGAGAGCATCTAAAGATGGATTTCCGTAAATGACAAATCCTGTATTCTCTTCCTCGCCCTCCTCATAAAGATAAGTATTTTCTTTGTCCGTGGGAGCGACAAAGCAGTAGTCGTCAACGGACATCCACTTCTGCCCATCATGACACAGGTAAAACTGATAAGGCATAATCATGTAAATGTCATCCTTAAAATAGTTAGGTGACTTTCTTGGTCGTCCTTTCATGTCGTGATATATTCTAAAGATATTGTGATGCACGACTATAGTATCACCTGGCTTGATAAAACCCTTATAAAGAGTAGGCACAGATATAACCTCAGCAAACCTATTGACGTTCATGTGGTTGTCAAGCGTAGAGTTAATAACAATCTTTTGCCCTGCTATTTCGATCTCGTTATTGTATTCTTGACCCTTTGGCTTGATCAGGAATTGAAATGGAGATTTCATTATAAATTTATATTGTATTCAATTGAAATAGGCAAAGAGCGATTAAACTCTTTCCATAAAAATATTTCGTCATCTTTAGAAACATAGAGTTTGTAGGAGTGGTTTTCGATATCAAAATCAATCAAGTGAATGGTGTAATTTCCACCTAGCACCTCTTGATCTAACACGTAATGCATTCCATCCTTATAACTCGTCCCTATAGATATTTTCCTAATGTGCATCTATTCATTTTTGACGTAAGTGCCGTCTGAAATATTAAGCTTGATATCTCCGTATTCTTCATTAACAACTTTCTGAAAAGCGATGAGGGAATTATCTACATCCTGAAGCTGAGTCATAAGCCCTTGCTTTTTGAACTCTAGCGACCCTATTTCTAGTTGAAGGTTTTGAGCTTTTTGTATAAACTCCTGAATCGTACCAAGCTGCTCGTCTTTAATCTTCAAGACTTCTTGTTTCTTTTTTGCCATGATAATATATTTAATTTATTTGTAAATCTAAGCATTTTTTTTATTGTCCGCCTCCGTAGTTTCGGCCTTCTTTTTGGTAATATCTATAAAGTCGAGGACTATTTGTAACGCCATTACTAGAGGAAGCAACCCGTATGTCAATAGCTCTTGGAGCTCCATCAATTGCGTTTGCAGCAATTGTAATGTCAAAAGTGTCACCGTCAGAAAGATTTGTATTACCTCCGTTTGGAAAACTTGCCCATGAAGTTCCAGAGTCCACCGCTACAAAAGTAACACCCCCTACAACTGAGTTTGGATCTGGAGAAACATTAAAGGTAACAGTAAAAGTTTCTCCTATAGGTGGCCTTGGAAAGACTTCTGACGAAGCTGGTATTCCACTAAGACCTATAGTATACGTTACAGCAACAGCATCATGATCATATCCTCTGAATTCACTTAGCCTATCACTTCCAGCAACAGCATAAGTAGCATCAAAACCGTCTGAATTATTGTAGTTACTGTTAAAAACAGTAGCTAAACTCCCTGAAGGTAAAAAGGTTGGACCCTCTATTCCTTCAATCTCATCAACAACATCCTGAAGTGATATACTACCTGTTCCTACTGCCATTCTCTAACTCTTTAATTCTGTTCTCTAATTCGTGAACCTTTGCTACAAGTAAATCGATATATGAAACACTCTTGTCTCCTGACTCTCTGGTATGCACAAACTCTGGGTGTTTTTCCTCTAACTCTTGAGCAATAACACCAAACCTTGTTCTTTTACTTCCCTTAAAATTATATTCTTTAAAATCTACATCAATCTTTCTTTCTGCTAAAGGAATGATATTTTCTTTTAAGTCTCTATCGGAGCTTAGTATAAAATCTCCTGCAGTAATAGTGTTTGAACTAAAATTAGGACTTGATGTCGTTGTAACAATATTGTTTGTGCCTAGGAAAGAACCTACAGTTGTGGAAACAATTTCTCCACTTCCATTAAATTGAGCAATCTCAGTGTTTGTTGGAGTGTCTCCTGAAGCTAAAGCCAAAAATCCGCTTACAGAAGCTGTAGCTATTCCATTGACATGACCAAAGCTATCAAAACTTATGTCTTGAATAAAAGTATTTCCCGATTCATCAACATCGCCTGGAACATTAGCTACTGCAATATGACTTCCATTCTGAGCATATCTAGAATCTAATGAGTTACTAAGAATGGTGTTGTTATCATGCTTAGTTAGTTTTATTTTACCTGCGTCATTTCCAGCTGCAATAATAAGTTCTATAGCTGTTATTCTATCACTATACGCAGTATCCCACTCTCCTATATCTATAGTAGATATACCAGAAGCAGCAGAAGCGGTAAAAACAGGATCAGACTCAGTAAAAGTAGCTGACCCTACAGACATTACATGACCATAACTATCAAAATCTAAATCTTGAATAAATGTGTTTCCTGAATTATCAACGTCTGAAGCAGCGGCAACAGCAGGGTGAGTAGTTAAATACCTGCCGTCTAAATTTTTAGTCAAATCAATGTTTGTTCCGTTGCCTTTTTGCAAAGTTAAAACACCTGATGTTGTGTTAAATTCAAGGCCTGTGATAGCGTTAGTATAAGCACTATTCCATTCAGTTTCTTCTTGAGCCGTAGGCAATGCGCTAT